ATAAATCTGTAGGTCAGACCCAGCGCCGAAGATGGCTTTGTCGTTGTCGCCGAAGGTAAAGTCAGCAGACGTAGAACCACCGTCCATAGTCACTGTGCCTGTGACGTCTACACCTGTGGCCGTGGTGGATATTTTGGTGGCGTTGTCGTACCGCAAGTTTACTGCGCCGTTTGCATCTGCTGAGATGTACTCTTCGCCAGCATTACTTTGCACACGGAAGTCGTCGGCCCGAACGATAAGATTGCCAGTGCCGCCTTCTGTAATGTGGCTGTTGCTGCCGCTATGGTAAATCTGAAGGTCAGACCCAGCGCCGAATACTGCCTTGACGTTATCACCCATGTTTAGGTTACCCGTCATGGTATCGCCAGTGATCCTGACAAAGCCAGTGGAGCCATCTAAGGCGTTCTGAAACTCCGCAACGGTAATGCTTTTTGTAAGGCCAGCAGAAGTATCAACGATGACCAACTGATCGTCTGTGGCAGTGTCAGCCCCTGTGAGGGCAGTTAATTCTGAAATCTTCTTATCAGCCATTTTTTATTATCCTCAATGCCCTAGCGCTATGTAATCCACTGTTTCGTCGTCGTATTCATTCAACCTGTTAAACGTGAACCCTGTTGTGGTTTTACTGGCAATCACGCCTCCAACACTTGTTACAACCACCAAACAAGCAGTTGAAAAAGCAGTTGTGAAAGTAAAAGCCTGAGCCGTATCTTGTGTGCTGCTAAAGGTGCCAAACCTTAACTGTAGCCCAGAGGGGTGATTAAACAGTTGGTTGGTGTCATTAAAAGACCCCAGACAGAATGCTTCAGCAGCAGCCTTAATTTTAGCTGGTGACACAAGGCTTTCAGTTGTTACTGTGCCAGTAGTCCATACAGCTTGATCCTGATCTCCGATTAAACCAGTTGGTGTACCAGATGTATCAACGACTTTTGTATCGTCTAACACCTCAAAGCCATCAGTCTGATTTATGTAACCCACGTTTAAATAGTCGGTTGCTGAGTTTTTCCTAATCTTGAGCAACTGGTCATCAGTGTCATAAAACCACTGGTTGGCATAAGTCGTTGTTGGAACTGCCGTGCCTGAATTGTTAGTAGCTATTGCCTCCAGCGCATCGTTTAAATCACTTCTAAACTGTGCTGCCGTTTGGTTCGCTATATCGTAATCGTGTTGAGCCATTTTAGTACCTTATTGTTGCGGATAGGGTAGATAAAGAAGGTGTTGTATCAGGCGTGTTCGTGATTAACTTTACCTGAAATTTCGCCTCTCTCCCATAAAAATATCCTGCGTTGAACTTTTTGTAGTCTCCAAACGAACCACCGTCTGGCTTGATAGCAATGTAATATTCAACATTAATGTCGCCGAACTGTGTGGATGCACTGAAGCTATCGAAATTACCTGACAGTTCGTCAAAGAAGCTGGGCAAGTTGTCAAACTCTATCGTGTCATCAGCGACCCTTGCGATGGTGCTTGTCAGAGCGACATGGAATTGTCCGTCAGAACCCCTATCAAAGTCAGTAGCGAAAGTGTAAGTGCCGCTGGCAGGGATGGAATAACTAGAAAGTCTTAGCTCATTACTAACAACTGCTGTGCTAACCTTAGATCCAGAAAATGACGGTGACTCTGTAATAGTTGTTGAGCTAGTTAAACCAGTATTAATATTACCCGCTAATACATCAACGCTTGCAAAGCCATCTGATACTACACCTGATTTAGTGACAGGCTTAATCATATATTTGCCAGCCTCTAAGTTTATGCTTGTGCTGTCTGCTGGTCTAGCAATCTTACTAACAACTGTTCTAGCTGTATCCCATGTACTTCCAGCATTGCTATGACGAATAATATAATAAGCTAAGTCATTGGCCTCAGATGGCGTCCAGTTAAACACGCCAGATATTCCAGAAACATCGACACTCATATCTACGATTGGCTTAGGGTAAGACGTTACCTGATTAGCAATAAAGAACCCTGTAGTTTGCGAGAAGTCAGATGAAACGCCTAATGTGTTTGTTGCTTTTGCCCTAACAGTATATTTGCCATCAGCAATGTCATTAATGTAGAATAACCCAAGCTCACCTTTACCGACATTGGTAAATTCGCCATTGTAGGGGAATGAGTAGCGCACATAATCCTGATACAAATCAGCGTTGGATATTAATGCAACGTGAAAGACATCCGTTATGTAATTTAAATATGTTGAGTTATTCTGAACACCGTTGACATATCTAACATATTCTAAGGCGTCAGCAGAAGTTAAAAGTCCGCTATCATTTATGTCACCTAGTGGCCTTGTTGATGAAACACCTTTTTCAGTAAGCACAGCATCATTAAACAAATCACCCAGTGGTTTAGAGAATAATGTAGCTTCTGGCTCATTCCCAACAGAACCATTTAATATAGCATTGGAGATTAAGAATTGACGTACATCAGAAGCAGTCGTTTCGTATCTTGCTTCTACCTCAACCAAGTCAACCAACCCAGCATCATCACTCGTAACGTCAATCACAAGCCTGTTAGTCACTTTTTCATTTACAACAGCCGTTTCTGTGCGTGTTGAAATGCCTAACGCTGGCACAAAGAATGGGCTTGCTAGGGTTGTGTTGTTGCTTTCAAATGATCTTTCTTCAGCGTCCCACTCGAATACCTCATCACTAATTTCCTGTAGAACCATAGCTACTTCTAGTGTCATATCTCCAGCTAGACCAAAAGACCACTCGATAACTTCAAACTGTTTTGAACTAAACCCAAGTCTGCTGTTGGTAATATTAATTACATCACCTACACCAACCTGTAAGGCTCGCATACCAAATGAACCACTAATACTAAGTTGCTCACGGTTACGGTACAGCGAAATCTTAGCAATACGCTGGGCTTGTACTGAGTCAGTTACAAAGGGTAAGTCTAACTCAAGTGTACTTTCTTGGTTGTTATCGACCTCAAGAAATACATCACTGGTTATTGAAGGGAAGTTAGCTGGTTGCCAGTTTGTCTCCTCACCTTTGAATAATCCTATTACCTGATTAAAACCTTCACGGCGAGTATTACGTGTTTTTATACTTAAGCCAGAACGTAAGTCATCCTCATCAAAGGTTAGAACTGGTGTAACAGCCTTAGCTGCTTTACAGCCCCACTTTCCATCTTGACACCAGACCATACCAGCCATTGTATCTGATATTGACTTGATGATGTTTTGAGGCTGTTCTTCAGAAGTAAAAGAAGCATTGCAGGTATAACGCTTTTGGACATCATAAACCTCGTCAGTACCATCTGAACCCGTACCATCTCTAGTAGCTACAAAAACGGTTCCAACAGTGTTGTTTGCAGCCCCAAAGCTTGTAAAGTCAGTGCTTCCAGTCGATGTCTTTATTTCGTACATCTTCCCAGAAACTATCGTAGTGCCTACTGTTGTTATTGCCTTATCAAGCCTTACAGTTTCATCACAGATATTAGCAGCAGTTGCAAAAAGAGCCTCATCTATCTCATCAGTATCCGTAGCAATACCACTAGACAACAGATAATCACGTAAGATTAAGGCAGGGTTGTCTGACCAAGCTGTTGTGTCAGTACGTGGATCATATATCTTCTTGCCCTTAACAGTTGCACTGACGACAGGAACACCGTTAGGGAAAGCTTCTCTGGTGTACTCAAAGTTGGCTGCAAGGTAAGCAACACCAACCGCTCTATGCTCTTCACCCCAAGTCGATCTTGCAGAGAAAACTGATGTGTGTCGTGTGCCTATAGGAACATATTGTTGGTCATCCGTTCCTAAACGCTCTGCATATAATATCTCAATGTGAGCGGCTCTTATAGTCCCATCCTCATCAGTTAATATAGTGGGTCTTTTGTAACCAGTAGAAAACCAAGGCTCGGTTAACGTTACTTTTTCACTGCCAAAATATACTTCCTCAAACTCTTCTATCTCATGGTTTGCAAATGCAATCATGCGGGTCAAACTAGTCTTACCCAACACCTCTTGATAGAACACAGAGCCACCAACCCTAGTTCTACCGTAAATTGTAGCAGTAGGAAGGGCAGAACCAATGGGGTTTACATTAATACTGTAGCCACCTGATGCTGGCCTTAAGTCAACCTTCTTACCTATTCCAGCAGCGTAACCAAGGGCCGTGTTAAACGCTAATTGGGACAAACCAGCAGCCGAAGTAAGAGCGCCAAGACCCGCTGCAAAAGCCGCTTTAGCTGCTCCTCCCTTCAACAAAGCTGCACCAATGGCTGGCATAGCAATAGAAAGACCCGCAACTATTACAGACCCGAAAAATCTTTCTCTTTCTTCCTTATCACTCATGGGGCCACCAGTACATCATATCATCGCTAGGGGGATAAAGAACTAATTTATTCTTTCCAACGAAAGCCAAGTCTCGTCCTATTACTACACCAAAAGTCCAAGGCATAACACTGTCATCTTTCTTAGATGGGCTTGCTACAATAACACCTATAGGGGGGTACTTTGCAACCAACCTTTTTAATCTATCATCAAAGCCCTCAATAATATCCTTGTAACCTGTATTACGAAGGAACCTTTGATGGGCTATATAAGCACCCTTAGCTGACTTATGACGACCAATAAATTCATCAGCAAAGCCCTTTCCAGTTTGAGCTACACCTGCTTTATTAGCGAATGTAACACAGTCATGCTCTCCCCACTTGAAGGGGATATTTAAGACAGATCCTACATACTTTGCTAAACGTATGTCCCAATCATTAAACCTCACTTGGAACCCCACTCTAGCGGCTTATTAATTAAGTCATTTAAATAATCAAAAGCCTTGTCGGTATCAGTCGCATTAGGGTATAGTTTCCTATACTTCTTCTTCTGAAACTCAGATGTATACCGTTCTGCCTTTTGCACTTCTAAGTCAATTAATTTATTCTCTAGTGATAAAGCTACTGTTGCACTATCTGGGTTTTCAGAAATGTTCATCTGATCCATATAGCCAGTGAACAGGGGAATTAATATAGCTGGGTCACCCTCAGAGTTATCTAGTGCTGACCTGTCCTCTAATACAATGATTGTACCTTCTTCATCAATAGTGTTATTCCTGTTGGCGTTCATCATTCCAAATTTAATCTTACATAAGCGACCCTGATAAGGTTGCTGAAGAGCTAAAGATATAATCTCAACAGGGAGGCCAGACATAGTAACAGTAGCACCAGCAGCCCTTAAATCGGCTGTGTCAGTAACTTCAGATATTTGCAGGAATTGACCAGCGCCAGTGTAAGTTATCCCGCCAATCGTAATGTCACCTAAGCCAGTCCAGAAGTACAATGGCCCACCTGAGATAGTCTCATCGCCAAAAGTTAATTCACCCTCTTTAAAATATATCTCAATAGCGAAGAACGGGAATATCTCATCCAGTTCAACAATATTCTGGACCTGCTCAAGGTTACGGCTCATGGAACCACCTGAACACAAGCAAAGGTAATCCCATAGAAAGAGGCATTATCAATAGACCACTCTTGTTGACCTGAGTTAAGTCTCCAGCGACCAACAGTGTCCGTGACAATTACTGTAGCTCCATCAGTAGGTGCAGTTACAATATTAGGCCATAGATCAAGAGAGGCTTGACCAGAGGAATTAGTATCTACATCAAGAAGTACTTTATATAGTCCAGCACTAGAACCTGCCCCTAGCTGAATATAGTCACCCGCTTTAAGGTATCCTGTCGTACTTGCTGGCAAACCATCAATAGCTAGAGAACTACCTACTTGACCTGCACCATTTACTACAGGTGTCCCAACAGTTGTAGAAGCCGATCCTCTTGGTGTAGTTCTATTCGGATCACCCATAAGAAAACTACCTGACATACCATGTAAACTCAGTAACCAAGCAATCCACTCTTCAGCTAAATCCTCTTTTACAGGGGGTATTTGAACTTCAGATTCCCATCTCTGACCTACGTGAGTATGGATTTGTTGCTTATAAGTAAATGGACTCATGGTCATAGCAGTCTGGTTCACTGCACGTAGGGTTATATTAGCAATGCCTATACTTGTAGGTAAAGCTCTAGGATAGGATATTGCCATTAAAACGACCCCGCAAACGAACCACCACGCCTTCTAGCGTCTAATACGGCAGCTTTCGACGCTGCTGCAATCTGTGGCATTAAACCTAGTACTTCAGCACGTACTGTCTGTTGTACACCTGTTGTCACATTAATATTTTGAGTTAAGTTTACAACCTCAGAAGCCTTACCCTGACCTTTAGTGTGGTCTACGACAGTCTCTCTAGGGTGTAACATAGCCATAAAGCCACCCTTACCATCTAAGCCACCTGACCTTGGGCCTGAGCCTGTGTATCCACCACCATCTAAAGATTCTACGGGTAAGTTTGGCCCTTGTACTGGCCCAGCTATAACACCTTTTATAATACCACCAATAGATTGTACTATCTGTTCAACTACAAGTATTCTGTAAAGCTCTTTTATAATGTCATCAGCCATAGACCTAAATGCATCTTTAGTTGAGGTAGTTCCATCCACTAAGGCCATAAAGAAGTCATCAAAGGGTGCAGCTAGTCTGTTAGACATATCCTCTAACTTCTTAAATGCATCATTTTGTTTACTAAGGGAGTCATTAGCTTTCTTAGTATCTTCATCCAGCTTATTCATAAACCAGTCAGTTGTATCTAAAGCTGCTGTCGTTGTGCTAGTAAGACCTAAAAGCTCATTTACCATCCCCATTAGAGATTCCCAAGATCCGTCAGCAGCATACTTAAGATTATTTACTCTTTCTTCTGCTGCGCCAAGCTGTTTCTGGGCGTTAATCATAGCGTCTTCTACATAACCACCTATAGGAGGGGCCTTAAAACTAGTGTTAAAAGTCTTGTTTATAGCGGCTACAGCCCTTTGCAACCCTTGTTCAACAGTATCTAATACACTATTTAAAACACCATAGAAGAAAGCTTTGACAGAGTAGCCTACAGTTGATATTTGAGCAAGGTAAACATCTATCTTAGCTATAGCAAGATCCCACATCCCATCAAAAATACGACCTAACTTTTCCATAGCAGCCCCGAAACTGCCTGTTGAAGTAATTAAGGTGTTAAACCTGTAAATAATTTCCCCTAAAACAACTGCAAATGCACCCACCCCAGTAAGAAGTATCCCCCTCTTAACTAAAGTAAAGAAAGCTTTAGCTGCCTTACCAGATAGGACAAATCCAGCAACCACTTTTGTAACCATTATACCAGCGAATGCTATAGCATAAGAAATAAGTCTGGCAAAGTTATCAGCTATAAAGGTGCCTACGTTCCTTGCTACATCCCCTAGAGAGGAGAAGGCAGAGGTTATAGCATCTATAAGGGGTTTTATAGGCTCAAGTGCCGCACCCATATCCTTCTTAATCTCTTTGAAGTTTATAGTTAGGTTCTTTGACTCTAAATATGCACGACCAAGAGCAGTGGATATAGCAAGTCCGATACCCAGTACAGCCCCAGCCAATCCTGGGAGTAGTCCTGCAAGCTGAGTACCCTGCTGACCAAAGGCAACTAAGGCATCAGTACCAGACTGAACTTGTACAAAGAAGTCACCTACCTGATAGCCAACCTGTTGAGTGTACATGCCAAACTTGTTGGTACTCTTTCCAGCCATCTTCTGTTGAATGGCTAAGTTTTTGGCTGCAATAGCCGCTTGAGATTGAGCGCCTGACATCCTTTTAGTAGCAGACGCCGCCCTATCAAATGAGGCACTTTGATTATTAGCCGCAGCGGTGGTTTGACCTATAGAGGCATATAACCTATCTTCAGCAGCATCTAATTGCTGTATGGCAGCAGAGTACTGATTCCCATTAATCCTACCCTTATTGAATGCTGCATCAAGAAACTCCATAGTGCTTTTAAACACTTTAGCTTGTGCGGCAGCACCTACAAGAGAGTTGGTAAGACCAGTAAGTTCTTGTTTTACCTGATCCGCATTAGTTGCTATGATTATCGATACATCAGCCACTATTCATAACCCTTACATATTGCACATCTAACAACTTTACAGCCTCTATTTCCCAAGGATATAATGGAGTATGTGTGAGTTCTTTCCAAGCTTTTATCTCGCTATAAGTAATCGGGTTAGGGCCAGAGAACCCCATAGTTCTGCTATTGTTTAAATCAATAAAGGCAGACCAGACATGAGAAAGAAGAATAGGAAATTCTGTCGGGGGTTCCAGTTCTTTCGGCTTACGTCCAATCTGCCTTTCTACTTGTTCTAAGTGTTCACGTTTTGTAGTGCCATTTTCATCTGGTAGACTAAGCTTAAAGTTAAACTCTGCCCACTCACAAAGATCTGATACTATTTCTTCGTAAAGTCCAAAAAATCAGAGAGTGCCTCCTCAATTTGATTCTTGATCCAAAACACTTCTTGGTAGACTTCCTTAGCTTTAGTTAAGGGGGGTACTTTACCTTTATAAGTAATGTTCCACTCTTTTGTAGTCTTAACTAGAACATCTAAAGAGGAGTCCTCTAATTCTTCAGCGGTAACATCAAGTTTTTTACCACCCTTAGATTTCTTAAGTTGTTTATTAGTTTGCTCATGCATAGCTGCCTTATACTGCTTAGAGTGTGGGGCATACATGGTAATAATCATCGGTGTTTTATCATCATTCTTTAAATCTTCATCTGTATTAGGATGTTTTAAGATGATGTCAACAGTGTCATTAGTCGGGGTTAAATCTAGTAAGTCCATGTCGAGTTTCCTTATTGTCAGGGTAAAAAGTTGTCGGGTTAGTAATTAAAGGGGAAGCATCAGACCCGACACCAATGCCTCCCCACCCTAGCTAGGGAACCTTATGCAGAGCGAGTAATAACTAAGTTACTTGCATCTGTAGTGTTATAGAGTGCTACGAATGACATAGAGATGACACGGCTAGTTGGGCCATCTACACCTACGTCTGCACTATTGATCTTAGCCCGTGGGAATGCGAACTTCATAGTATTGCTACCATCACCCACAGTTACCTCAAGCTCAGTTTCAGTCTCATTCAAGAAGCGGTTGATTAAAGCTGCATCCTCAAAGTAAGCTGAGATAGTACCTTCGATCTCTGCACGACCAACTTCTAACTGTGGCGCACTATCACTACCAATAACGAAGGTAGGTGCGAAGGAGTTAGTCAGAGTGAAGTCCATACCAGTTACGATAGCTGCTGTAGAGGGGCTACCATTAGTGTTACCAATCTCCAGTGTACCTGAGTAGGCGTCAAATGGAGCAGCGCCTGATGCGGCGTCCTGTGTCTTCTCAGTAGCACTGATGGTCATGTCCTTACCAACCATACCGTAGGTAGCTGTTACCATCTGGTTAGGGGCAAGAGAGATACCCATAGTAGAAACTGTCATGCCTGTGAACAAACGAGCTTGGTCGATGTCAGCAGCATAGTCTTCGATAGAGAAGAACTTAGGTGTTGTACCAACCTTAAGGACGTTAGTTGACCAAGTAGACAACATAGCTGATTCTAGGAATGCATCATAGTCAGCATCACGTAAGTCAGCAACAATATCACCAGCAGCTTGACGGTTACCATGACGGTCAACACGGGGCATACGATCAGCTTGAATATCAGTACCAGCTACACGATCTTTAGTTAAGTTCAAAGAGTGTGTGCTGAAGGGTAAGTTTGTGAAGTTACCAGCAGGAGTCGTGCCAAATGTGCTTTCCACAATGAACGATAGGCTGGAACGAGAACCTTGTGCGAAGGCCATAATGTATTCTCCTAATTATTATAAACGTACCATCCGATATTAATCGGAACGTAGTACCAAGGCGCATCTAAGAAACCTTGCTGTCTTTCAGCGTAGTCAATAGATACAGTTATTGTTTCATCCCCAGTGTAGGAGATTTTAGTGGTTGCTTCAAAAGCCTCTAAGATAGTATTAGCTAAGGCATCAGCAGCGGCGGGGCCATTACCTTCTGGGGTGTAGGCAGTTACAACAAACACACCATCGTATCTCTGTTGTGGGTTTAAACCTCTTACAGCGGGTCTGCGGAGTGTCGGGAGGAAATTAGTCTGTAGGTAGCTTGTACCTGTAGTTGGGCTAAATGAGACATTCTCATAAGCTATCCCCGTAGGTAAATTAGAGGTGTTAGCTAACTTGTTCTCAAGTGCTGCCCGTATGTCATTATAGATACTAGCCACGCTTATACTTTCTCTTTAGTTGGGTAAACACAAAGTAGCCATTAGTTTTGGGCCAACCTTCTCCACGTTCAACATCATTGGCGTGAGGACTATTGTTACGAAGCTCTATTCGGGTAGTATCTAACAAGGAAGGTATTCTTTCTAAGTCTTGAGTAAGATTACTTAAGCCTTCATTTCTTGCAGCTTGTTCATTAGCTTTAGGTTTATTCTTAGAGCTTTTACCTCTAGGTCTACCAGCACCTACATTAAATGAGAAAGATGTTACATATGCACCAGTATCTACGGGAACTCTTATTGTACCTAAACCGACTGCATCAACTGCCATGTCTATTAGTTTACGCTCTACTTGTTGTTCAGCTAAAGCCTTAAGGCCATCTATCTTCCTTTGTAGGGAAGGCATGACCTTTAACTGAGTTCTCATTACTCTCTCACATCACACAAGAAACAAAGTTTGACACCATTAGAAAATATAGTAACAACAGAAATAACATTAACTGTGTCACCGTTACCAATAATCTGATCTTCGTCATCGGGTTCTACTGCCAATCCTAAAGCTGGGACTACGCATTTACGGGTGCCTCTGCGGATCTCATCTACATTAGCTATGATACCTTGATCGTAGTTGTAGAAGTAACCTTCAAAGCTGTAGTCAGTTGTAGCTGAACCTGTTACTGATCCAGTAGTAGGATCATAGGTTCCTGCTGTAGTCTTCTTGCGTAGAGTAAGTGGCTCACCAAACTCCTCTACCATCTTGAGTAGGTTATAACCTCTTGAGAATGCCATGACCTACCCCTTAACTATAGTCGTAATCATCACCACTATAACTTGGTGGGTTTCTAAATCTGTCTCTACGGAAGGATGGTGCAATACGATCTGTATCTTGCCTTACATTATCCACAGTAGCAATACTAATACCACCAGCTTTGATACCCAATACAGCACCAGTCTTCTTACCCTGATGCTCTAGTGTCTCAGCTAGGCTAGTGTAGTGGTCTTGTAAGTCGCTGTAGTCAGCACTGAGTGCGCCTGAGAGGTTCTGTGTAACCCTACGAGAGTATTGTGCAGCTATGCTTCTAGCAGCCCATGCAGCAGCGTAATAGACGTTATCATTAGTCTGATTGAGAGCGAAGGTAATCTCTTCATTCTGGACTTGTTGGTCGTTAGTGTCAGTGTCACCTACAAGCAAGCGAACAGAGTTTATTCTCTCTGCTTCACTAGCTGTACCTAAGTTCGTTGCATCATACGACCAAGCCATAATTAATTAGTCTCCATGTGACCATAATTTCTACGCCAGCTACGAATAAGCCCACGCTGTTTATCAACTATCTTAGACTTCTTACACTTCTTCTTTTGGAACTCAGCGTCAGATTTAGTCTTAGAATTTACTTTCTCGTTGATACTGTCCACAAGACCATGCAATCCAGCTACGTCTAGTTGCTCTAGTCCATCACCAACTTTAAGCTCTACTTCAAACCCTGAGTTATGATGAATGAAACCTTGTGTATATAGGATTAGTGCCTTCTCTTCAGTTACACCAATCTCTTTCCATTTAAACTCCTCACCCTTCTTTAGTTGTCTACCCCAAGACTGAAATGGGTGCTTAACAAAGACTGGACGGTCTATTTGAAATGGCATATTTTCTTGTCGGATCATTGTACTACCTTTCGTCGGGAAGGATGGCAGGGGCCATTACTACAGCCCCCACCAATATAAATCTTAAGCTACAGCAGCAGCGAAGAGGTAACCCAAGTCAGCGCCTACGACTTTCATATCGTAAGACATTTTAACTTGGATCATCTCAGCGATTTGCTGACGCTTCAGAGCATCATCTGAGAATGACTCAACAGTGATACCCAAGTTGTTCACACCTTCGAGGTTATTCCAAGCGAAGGTCAAACCAGCGGCTGGTGACATAAGACCAGCATTGTTTGGTGTGTGGGCCAACAGAGCATTCTTACCACCGATAAACGCATTGCTTTCTGCAACACCTTCTACTGATGAGTTCTTGACAGCTTCCATGACGTAGAAGTTCTCTACCTCAAAGATTTCAGCCAACTTAGCATCTGTGATCAACGCAGTGTTAGTTACAGTTGCGCCACCGTTCAAACGTGCCAGAATATCTGGGTGATTGATCAGCTTGTCACGTACTTCTTTACCAACAACCATTGTGTTTGGCTTGAAGCCACCAGAAGCCAACTGTACTACACGACGAGCAGCAGTTACATCTTGGATTGGTGTTGAGTTGGTGTAGTCTGACCACTGGTCAGTACCTGACAACGTGTTGTCTGTTCCCCAAACTCCAGTTGAGAAGAAGTTGGTTGCAAACTGCTCTTCACGATGGATCATCAGACGCATCGCCAAGGTTTCAGCACCAGCGGAACGGATGTCCAACATAGCATCTTCGTTAGCCAAAGTTTGCTCATCGAAGTCCATACCTAGACCATATACGTCAGCAAAGTAGCTGCTTGTTGATAAAGTCATACCGATACGGTTTACTTCTGTGCGTGGAGCCAGTTTCTCTACGTCACCAGTACGGTTCATGTTCGCACGGTCGTAGATGTAGTATTTGTCAGATTGTTTTGAAACACCGACAGTTGGGAAAACCTTATCAGCGATAAAGTTCTCTTGTGATTGTGCATAAGCCAGCGTGAGGTTAGTCAGCGGCTGATCTACATGCACTGCGGATGGAGTCAGCAAGGGCATTATTTATTCCTTTCTATGCTGGATTAAGCTACGACGTTACCGCCTTGGATGAGTTCAATAGCCATGATCTGACCATCAACTGCTGCTTCCAAAGCATAACCCATAACAACATCGCCAGAAGCTGCGGTGAGTGCGTCACCATTTGCATCGGCTTGAACGGCTGCACCAGCGGCGATAGTTCCACCAGCTTCTACCATTACTTTACCTGAGATTGCTACAGTAGCAGCTTCCCCAGCAGCAGGGCTGTTCAATAGAACACCAATGCAATTTTCACCAGCAGAGTCTGCCAGATCTACTTGTCCATCACTCTCCAGAGTAACGAACTTGAATTGTGCTGCGGCGAGACTCTCACCAGCAACAAAAGACCGTGTATCACGGGACTGCATTACAGCCATATTTATTCTCCTTTATAGGATTTGTTGATAAGAGCTTTACCTTCATCGGTCTTAGCAACTGCGGCATAAGCTACAGCATATTGGCTCTTCTTGATTTTGTTTTCGTCCATATAAGACTTAACGAGGGCATCCAGCTTGTCCTGCGCTGTAGCGAAGTTGCCATCAGCATCAGACTTACCAAATTCTTCCATAGACTCTCCGAATACTGCATCAGCACCCTTCAGAGCTTCCATAACTGCTTCATCTGTATCGAACTTAGCAATAAGTGTTTTAGCTACGTCGATATTGAAGTTAGGTAGAGCTTCTTCTGCACGTTTAGTCAGTTCAGCATCTGCCTTAGCAACTTCAGCTTCTTCCAGAGCCTTAAGGATAGGCGCAGGGATGTCAGCTTTGTTGATTTGCTCACCGTCATACTCTACATACTCAGGTTCAGCTTTCTTCTCAATTACGTCAGCTTTAATGACATAACCATTTTCGATGAGAGACTTGCGAAGACGCTCGTTTTCTTCCTTAAGAGCAACTTCAGAAGCCTTAAGAGTTTCGATTTCAAGCTCTTCAGCAGTTGCATCATCAGCTTTCTTCATGTCCATGTTGTACATCTTCATGGCTTCTTCTTCAGACATACCTTTATCCATGTATGGCTTCAGTTTGGCCTTCAGATCATCAGACATTTTTTCTGTTACTTCATGTTCCATAGGTTCTCCATTGGAATTATCACGCTTGTACAAGGAGACCATTGCCTGTGCATTTGCTGGACGATCCACCAAAGACAACTCTTCCAGTTCAAGCTGTTTTAAAAGGTTAGGCACTATAGTCCTCCTTGATTGCACGACCCCCAATAGAGAAGGCCGCAAGTTCACCAGACTTAACCTTCGCCCAGACATTATCGTCATAGACTTTGAAAGCTACAATCCAGCCTTCACGGTCACTCTGGATGCCAAGGGATTCACCTATCTCTTTGGTTATAGGCATGGAGTGGATAACCGCCCCAATCTGATCCCCTGTATGCATCTGCTTACCGACACGAATATGCTCCATAAAGCCATTGACAGCCTTAACGAGTGTGTCAGGTTCGATTATGTCACCTTGACGGTCAACCACTGGCTCACCCTTCTCAGTAACAACTGAGGCCCATCCGTAGACTAGACGTTGTTCTTCGTCAGCCTTTAGGATTTGCCCTTCAATACTCTTTGTTAATTCGGACACTGATGTTCCACCTTCCCACATACGACAAGACCAGTAACCTGCTGTAGTCTTATCTTTCTTGGTATCGCAAGAATGGCGGGAGCGGAAATTGGCTCTGGCTTTAGGGTCATCTCGACGGATCTCCATATTAGGATCTCCAAAGGCAACTCGCTTTACCTTGCCACCATCTTGCACGAATACTTCAAACTTCTTGTTGCCACCTTGAATACGACGAGGCTTGTTTAAAGTTACTTTCTCACCTTGGTACTCAGCCTTAGTGAACTCTTCCTTCATCACTTCCTGTACGATAGCTCTGAGGGCGTCTAAGCGGTTCACTGATGGCTCTTCTTGAGGGTCTTCAGCTACCTCATCACGGGAATAGTAAGCTAGGTACTCTTCATGGCTACCACAGGGCATATATACGGCCTGTCCCATACCATCCTCATGTACGTGGATCTTACCTTCACAACCCATGTCCATACTTCTAGCTCTGGCTTCCATCTCAGTAGAGAATACATCATTAGCTAGTTTAGCTTTGGTTACTGACTTCTTGCTGCTAGATGGGTGTCCTGATGGTAGTAGGTCTTTGTCGTGATTGGCTTTCTTAGCACCCGTGACAATCTTAAGGAAACTATTAACTCTAGCCATTGCCCACTGCTCAGGACCAGTCACATTAGGACGTACTGAAGATGGGTTTGTACGGTAGGCACCTACACCTCTGTCATAGACTGCCTCAAGCATACGCATAGTTACCTTATGCTTAGACTTCTTGTTATGAGCTTCCATCTTATTCTTGAGGGCTGTCTTTGGCATCTTATAACCTTAAGCTGTGTTCTTAATTAGGACGCCTTGGAAGGAAGCCCCTATTGCGTTATTAGTTGTGTTAGTTATAACTCTACACTCTAAGTCCGTCTTCTCTGGAAAAGGTTGCGGGTACTCAAACTTTGTAATTAATTGATTACTCTGTAGGACATTAATAAATCTAGTTCTAAACACGTTTGAACCGAATGTGCGACTGACAAAGCTACAAGTTGCGGTTTTATTTGCTGTGCTTAGTGCGGCAGTAAAGTTAATGTCATCTAGGTATAGGGTGTAACCAGCAGGAACAGTGTATGCAGCTATCTGTGTCTGATTACCAAAACTTAAATTAGCATAAACTGTAGTATTTGGTACACCACCCGTAGCACCAGATGACCCTATATAAATTGTACCGCCAGAAGTTCCACCTGTACCAGCTAAAGTAACAAAAGCCCTATACACTCTTAAGTATGCAAGTTGAGTAGCAACTTGAGTTTGACCATTAAGAAAAACTGTCTCTTCTATTTCATCGTAGTTCTCATCTAAACCTTGGATAATAATACTGTTAGCGCCTGTACCACCATTAGCATCATTTACGCTTGTGCTACTGACAAACATTGTAACGGCACTTGTAGGGTAGGTCATATTTCCACCCTGCGCCCAAACAGTCTCTTCCTCACCATTTACATCTGGGTTGTACCCAAACTTGTATAAAGATCTGTGACCTTTAGTAAAACCCCTAGCGATTGCTAGATCTGTATGTTCAAATAGGCGTCTAGGCCAACCACCAAGCATTTTCTGTTCTACCTGTTCAAAAAGTGTATTAGGGTCTGTTGCATCGTCTACGTCAGGTCTTCCAGTTAGTATGCTATCAGTTACAAAAGAGTAGTTCTGGCTTATAGTAGTTGAACCTACAGAGGGTGCGCCAGTAACGACAGGTGAGGTAGAAAAGCTCTCATCTTCTGTCATTGTAGCATCTGAGACTACAGGAGAACCTGTGCTAAACCCTGATGCTGTTAAGTCGTGTTCTTGAGTTAGTGCCGCTTGATTAGCTACAGGGGTGCCTGTGTTAAACCCTAGTGCTGTTAAGCTATGCTCTTGAGCTATGGCTGTAGATGAAACTACAGGACTTTGAGTGACTATAGCTACAGATGTTAGAGTATGTGTCTGAGCTAGGGTTGTTGTAGCTAGTTGCGGATTACCAGTGCTAAATCCATCAGCACCAATAAAGTTGTCATTAGTTAAAGGGTTATTAGACTGAGTGAGTAGTAGATCAGTATTTTCCTGTAGTATCCTGCTTGTCATTATGCATGACCTCTATTATGCAGGATCAGGGATACCGATAGTAAATGACCCTAAAGAGAATGTGTTACCTGATGCGACAACCTGACTAGCTGTCAAAGATCCTGTGGCTAATAGTCTAGTGTTAGATACGTCTACGATAGCATAGTGAGTAGCTGTACCGTTACCTGTCACTGAGCCATCTGAGATAGCTGAAACTATAACTTCACGACCACCACCTGATCTGTCAGAAGGGGCAGCAATGGAAAGTGATGTGGAGTTACCTAATGTGTGAGTAGAAGTAGCTTCAGTGTATGTGGTAGACTCCTGCGAGGGTAGGTCTATACGAGAGGCCTCAGTGTCAAGGACAGATAACCCATTATCAAAAACTCTGTTATTAAGACTGGGCATCGTCTGGTTCCTCTTGTGTTACAGGTGCAGCGTCTGCATCATATCTTAGTTCAGCTATATCCATCAAGTCCTGTATAACCTCTGGATGATCGCTTACGTTGATGTCTGCGCCATTCAGGTTCCGTAGGAATGCTGCAATCTCACGTAAGTCATGTGGAGCTACATCACCAGCTACAATAGTTGGCATCAGGTCATAGTTCAGACCGTTCAACTCCCAGAGGCGCTCGACAAGCTGTTTGTTAAGGACATCAACAATGGCTTGGATATAACTCTCTAATGCACGAAGGAACAGGTCTGTCTTACTCTTGGAGAGGGCATAAGAGCCAGTATTACCACCACCAAGCATAAGAAACTCAGAAAGGACACTACGAGCAATATCGTGCTGGTAACGTCTTACAATAGGATCAATGTCAATATTACGACTACCACTAGAAGACATAAGCTCAACATCTACCAGTTTCTGGTTGGTAGGCGCTCCGTCTTTATCGGGATAGGTGTCGGAAGGCAGAATAATGTATCCTTGCTCATTGAACTTGACATCCCTGAGAATAGATTGCAGGTTATTGACAAATCCAGATTGTGCGGCTGTTGCATCCCCTGACAAGTACTCAGCAGGAATACGAGCAACAGGGATACCAGCAAGTTCCCTCTCAACTGCTATAGCCTCAATAGACTGTAGGTTATTGACATATTCATAAGAAGTATAAGCATTCCGAAGTATAGAGCGGCCAGCAGGGTCACCATTAATCGTTGTCGTGCGGTAGTACAGACTTTTACGAGTAGGTATATAATTAGAGTTGTTATAGCCCGACCCATCCTGATAAATACCTTTGACATCACCAGTCTGCTGATCTACATCAAACCGAGAGATTGTCCAAGGCGCACGAATAGCAATCTTCCGTACACCCATACGGCCATCAGTGTACTTAGAACGCTTCTTATCACTTCTTTCAGTAGGGCCACTACGTCTTTTATAGATGACCTCAAACCAAGCAAAGCCATACGACAAATTCGATAAGGACTCAGCAATATGGTCATCAAGGGTATGGTCCATATCATCAAGTACAGACTTAACGAACTCAGCTTCTTCTTTAGCTTCTGCACTATCATTGGCTGGCATCACCTTTAAATCAACATCACGAAGGACTTGTTCAGTAGCATACATAACAGCACCAATAGTACTGTCGTTATCTCTCATCTCACGGTACTTGCGTATAGCCTTCTTGCCACGCAACTCAGGTAGAAACTCATCAGCCCGTATCTGACCATTGTAGGTGTTATCACCAGCTACACCTAATATCTTCTTGGCCTCTGTCTCTGAGAGCTTCTTAACCATTACCGTAATCCTTTGGCGCTACTGTACGCTAGTTTCAGCGTAGGTTTTGCGTAGCCATTCAATGAGAGGTCCGTTATAGCCCAAACTAAAGCATCAAGACGGTCTGGTGAGCCTATGGACCCTAGAGGTTCCCACTGTACCATCTGATCTTCTAAGTCGTTAAGTCCTCTTACGTGTCTAACCTTATCCTGTTCATATAGAGCAGATACTGGTTCAGCCCTTGCCATCTTCCCTCTGGATGCATGTACGAGCTTTACTGGGACTGTTTCATCTTCTGTGTGTAATGTGTGACGAACCATATCGCCACCTTGGTTTCTTTCAGCTACAATCCTATCAGCCATGTGTTCTCTATAGAGTTCTACAGCTTTGGATGCCCACTGTTGAGGAGTATATCTACCTGTGTGATCTTCTATGACGTAAGCTATTCCGTTGACATCTACACCAGCAACTACAATACCAGTCATGTCACTTTCTGCATTGGATGTGATAGCCGGATCAATAGAAATAACCACCCTATTAAGAGATGGTACGTCATCCTTGTCTATCTCACACTTAGCAAGTTGTTGCCTATTCCATAATGCGCCAGATGCTTCATCAAGTATTTCTGCATATAGTTCTTGTCTACCTAACCTTGTTCCCTCATAAGTCTTCTTTACTGCGTCTAAGAAGGTATCTGCTAGATTGGCTGCATTATCATAGGTACTCCCTTTGCTAATGGTAGTCTTATCATCGTCTAGTATTGTGCGTATCAGTTTGGTTGTCTTAGGTGTCGTCGTTACGAATACTTGAGGACGCTTACCTAAACGTAAACCAAACTGTAGCATATCCCAAGTTTCTTGGGCATTTCTCCATGCACAGAGTTCATCCGTCCATGCTGAGTAGGCTTGTGGCCCACGTAATCTCTCTGGGTCTTCAGCGGAGAAGAAGACTGCCTTAGACCCATTCTCCCATGTCAGAGTATTGTTGGTAGGCGACCAAGTAGGAAATCCGATATGCTTTCCCCTATATGTCTTATCACCCTTCCAACAGACATTGAGTAGACCTGAGTCACCCTCAACCATAACCCTGCGAACATCACCTTTAGTAGGTGCGACACAATGAACGATCTTATCGCCCTTCTTGATCCTGTGTCTGACCCATTCTGAACCTGCACGGGTCTTACCCCAGCCACGACCAGCAAGTGCAACCCAAACATTCCATTTACCCTCTGGTTCTAATTGTTCAGGTCTAGCCCAAAATTCCCAGTTGTGTTGTAACTCTTCTGTCTTCTTGGGACCTAGTTCTTCTAATAGTGCAGCTACATCAGAGTCTGGTAAGTCTCTAAGTACTTGCGCTGTTATCACGGGTCTTACCTAATAGGTTCATCAGGGAGTCTATAGCTGACTCATCTACATCGGGGTCTTCTACCTGATCTACTTCATTAACTGTAGATGTTGGACTCCATCCCCCCTTACTACGAAGAAAGAGTTCCTGAGACTTGAAGTCACCCTCTAATGCTTGCTGTACAACTACAGAACCTACAGCACCTACAATAGAAGCCTTCTCTTCAGCTATGTCCTCACCATATAGTTTATAGAAAGTAGCTGTACTTGAGGGGGCATTCTGATACTTCTGGATAGACGACAAAATATCTTTAACAGATACTCCACTACGAATACCTTCTCTAACCTTCTTGGCTATCACTTCACTATAGGGGATCTTATCGTGGATGCTCATGTTACCTATACTTAAGTATAAACTTAAGTCTCTTATTCTATTAAGTATATATAAACTGAAAGAGTGAGAATCTTAAGTATATACTTAAGTATAGCTCCTACTATACTATAGGGATACTTTTGTGTACTTTAGACAACACAAGTATTTAAACTATTTTATATGTTGTTGATTACTAACGATTCTTTTTTTGTGTAGTTGACTCTAGAAGGTAGCGCATGTCGTATACTGTTGCATAAATACCACAGTAAATACAGGGTCGAAGTAAAATTCTTATGTTGTAGATGTGGGTGGAAACAGCCCCCAACCGAATCACCTGCGTATTTTACAGAGGGTCCCAGCGAATGTCAACCCCCTAGTGTAAAAATGTGATCGAATGTTACAAGACTGAAACAATTTGTGATCTTGTGTAGTAGTACTGCGTAAAACGGTTGACTCTTGTTAAACTATTGATAACAACAAACGAATCACTTGACAAAAAGAAAAAACTAGCGCTTGGCGAGCGAATCGGCAACACCTACTAGACTCTTTAAATGTTTACACTGTCAACATAACCCTAGAACTTGACTAACTGGTCAAGATACAAACCATTGAGCAACAACAAAAAAGACTCCAGCTCTTACACTGGAGTCAATTAGGGAGTCGTCATGTTAAATTCTTAGGCGGTTTTTCTGCCTGTCTTAAGGTTATATTCAAATCTTAAACCGCCCAGACAGTCTCTGCATCTAATATAATCGAAATAACCTTGCTCTTTCATCATCTGGTGAACGGCTTTACCGTCTGCTGCATTGGAAACGGTATCTACCCACTGCTCTTTTCCACCGTCTTTTATGCCGTATATTTTATAAGATCTACGCATCACATTGACTCCTTGATCAATTCTTTTGCTTTCCTCTTGCTTGTACCATGCGCCACGATAGCAATGCTTTTAGCTTTAACACTAGAGCCGCCACATAGTTTACACGCTGCACACTGTACACGTTTACCCATCTCTTCACTTGCTGGACAAACAGTCTCTTTGCCTTTTATGACGTCTTGTAGCGATGCAATAACACGGAAGGTACGTTCACCCCTAGACCATGCCTCTTGCGCTTGTGTCGCATTGTCTGCGCTTGTCATGATATGCTGTGGCATGGGATTCACTTTGCCGTGCGTGTATGCGGTCCAGTAATCGGCTCTAGAGATAAGTGACTCCCAAACGTGGCTTTGGAACGGCGCATGGGTCGCCATACGTGCCAAGCCGTACACCTTGAAATGATCCAAACGCTACTATCTGTTGGCGTGTAGCAACAGAGTCACCATAGGCACCACGCATAAGCGCTTTCCATTTACCTAGAGGCGCATGAGCCAGAGTCACGTAACAAGTACGGTTTGTAGCTTGTCCTTTGGTGTTGTTGTTAGGTGTACCACGGTGAGGGCAATCCCCACAGATAGACTCGTCTTGTCCAGTACGTGAAGCCGTTACGGGATCGACTCCAGAGTCATCCAAGATAAACGTCTGGATCATATCGCCCGTCTTGCCATTGTTGGAGTCTGACTGAGCAAGCGCCACGATAGGTTGCCCATTTATGAGACTAGGGCCACGGTATAAGATTATGGTTTTACGTGTTGTCATTGTTTTAGGCCCTTTCAATAGTAATAGATTCAAGATTTTCGTTGTCGTAGAAGTTTAGTATTTTATCTAGATACTTTGATTTATGGCCTAGTGTAGCGATGACTCTAGGCTTTGGCTCATCTCTATATTTTACTATTACATTAAACATCATGTTTAAGACTCCTACGCCGATAGACCATAGGCCAGAAAGACTAGGCCAAAGATTGAAATTGAGAACAAGACTCCACCGATAACAGATTCAACAATGATGCGATTCCGTTGTGCTATCTTGCGGCGTTGAATGCTTGGCTTGCGGTTATAGGTTCTATAATTTGACATATCTGACTCCGTTTTGTTGTGTTTATCGTTTCTATACATTCTTTATGCACTATATGAACGTGATTCGCAAGCCCTAAAATGCACTCTTTATAAATTATTTTAGCTATGCATAAAACGCATGGCAGCTATGACTTGACAAATACATAAACGAGTCTGGCAGAAACGAATCATGGACTGGAAAAATACCATATCAAAAGACTCAGGTTTACGTGTTGATTCGATTGTTGCGTTATCGAGTAGAGTCCGATTCGTAAAGCAGAATCTTGTGTCAAGTGAATCTTTGTTGCGAATCGTTGTATTTAAGCCACACTTAGCCCGAAGGGCGTCGCACTACGTGCTCTATCCGAAATTCCTTGTCAACTATCCTTTTGTGCCATTGACAGCATTTTTGGATATATCCGAATCGGTAGTTTGGAACGAATCAGGAACGAATCGTGAAACCAGAACGAATCACAAACGAATCAGGTACGATAGAACGAATCAGGAACGAATCATGAATCGAGAACGAATCAGGAACACTGGAACGAATCGGGAACACCCCCTCCAGTGGAAAATGGCCCCCCACCAGTGGAAAATGACCGTGACCCCTCCAGTGGAAATATAGAGCTTGACCCCACCAGTGGAAATTAGTAGAGTGATTCTAAATTCTAGTAGAGGAGAGTACCGATGGAAAAAGAAGTAAACGTACTAGGTATAATTTCTGAGATACTGAAGGATGCTGACAGAGAGATTGCCGCAGTATTCAAGAAGCATTTCACAGAAGAGGAACTGGACAATAGTGCATATGCTATCATGGCATACAGTCTGGCATGGGATGCAATGTGTCATGAATATTTCTCACTTGAGTATAAACGTAGAAGCCTCAGACGAAAAACTAACAGTGTGGATGGCTAATGCAGTCAGGACTGGAAGTGATGCTTTGGGACATACAAAGTCACAGCAGAATGAAATCTTTGCTGAGTATTATCGGGATGAGCTAATTAAGCGTGGGCATGATATACCTGAGATTGATTTCTGGAAGTGTCGTATATCTGGGGATGACAGTTATCGGGACAAGTTGATTGATCTTGGGGCCTTTAATGGCGAAGGGTCATTCTAAACAGTTGACACCCGCAGTGAAAATAGTGTAGGGTGATTCTAAGGATAGGAGAAACGATATGTATAAAGTAAGGACAACATATAAAGATCATGACCTAGTTACTGAGACTTTCAATAACTTACGTGAAG